CTATACGCTGTGCGAGTTCATGTACTCCCACCTCCAGCTTTTCGGGGCGCAGCCGGTCATTTTCTGCAACATCCTGGACCCGGAGGCCATGAAGAAAGCAGTGGAGGCCAAGGACTACGACGTGACGGACCACAAGGCTACCCTGCCTATCGGGGCCGTGGCCGGGTCCATCAAGGTCAAGGCGACCGTGGATGTGGAGGGGACGCCGACGGAGCAGGAGCTTAAAGCGGACGAGGATTACAGCATCCTCTACGACCGGGACGACACGGACACCTATGTGTGCATCGTGGAGCTGCTGGAGGACGGCAGCGCCTACGACGCGGAGACGGTGAACATTGCCTACAACGAGGCGAACCCCACGACCGCGACGGTGGCCGACGTGGTGGACGGCGTGGCCCAGGTGGACGCCTGCCTGACGGCGGTGGGCCTGGTGCCGGACCTTATCGCCGCCCCCGGCTGGTCCCACAATACCGTCGTGGCCGCTGTGATGGCGACCAAGGCGGCGGCTATCAATGGGCTGTTCAAGGGCAAGGCCGTTATCGACGCGGACAGCGGCGCGGACGGCGTGACCGAATACTCCCAGCTCTCCGGCTATAAGAACAAAAACAACTTTGTGGACGTGGACCAGATTTTGTGCTGGCCCATGGTGCAGCTCGGAGACTACCGCTTCCACCTGTCTACCCAGCTCTGCGGCCTGATGGCGACGGTGGACGCCGGAAACCGGGGAATCCCCTACGAATCCCCGTCCAACAAAAACCTGAAAATGGACGCCTGCGTGCTGGCGGACGGTACGCCGGTCAACCTGACGTGGAACCAGGTGGACCTTATCGCGGGGAGCTGGGGCGTCGTTACGGCGGTCAACTTCCTGGATTCCGGGTGGGTCGCCAAGGGCAACTACACCGCCTGCTATCCGGGCAATACGGACGTGAAGGACCAGTTCATCCCCGTGTCCCGTATGTTTGATTTCATCGGGAATACCCTTATCCGCACGTTCTGGTCCAAGCTGGACAAGCCCATGACCCCGGCGCTGCGGGACAGCATCTTGCAGACCTGCAATATCTGGCTGGGCGGGCTGACCGGCGGCGGCTACCTCTACGGGGCGAGGGCGGAAATGCTGGCGGAGGAAAACCCGCTGACAAGCCTGCTGGACGGCATTATCACGCTGCACATCTACAACGCGCCGCCCGTACCCGCGCAGGAAATCGACTTCATCCTGGAATACGACGTTTCCTACATGGAGACGGCGCTGGCGGCGTAAGGAGGAATAGAAGATGATTTATCCGAACGGCCATATTGACTACCTCATGTACGAGAACGGCGGCGCGCTTATCGGCGTCGCCAAGGTGACGATGCCCCCCATCAAGTACAAGACCGTCACCGCCACGGGCGCTGCGCTCATGGGCGATGTGACTATCCCCCTGGCAAGCATGATTGAGGCCATGACCATCAACATTGAGTTCTCCAGCGTGGCGGACGCCATTGTGCAGCTCGGCACCAACGAGTGGCACGACGTGGCCCTGTACCTGGCGGACCAGTATTTTGACGGCGTGACCCGGAAGGAAGAGCTGGAGCCGATTCGCTTTGAGCTGTCCATCCGGCCCACGGAAATCAACCAGGGGACCATCCAGACGGCCAGTGCCGCCGACGCCTCCGGCACCTACAGCGTGTGCAAGTACACGGTGTATAAGAACGGGGCAAAGGTCATTGACATTGACCAGTTCAACCAGGTCCACGAAATCAACGGCGTGGACAACGCCGCCCTGGTGAGAAAGGCCATGGGCATGATGTAGTCGAAAGAAGCCTGCTGCATTACGCTTCCGGCTAACGCCGAAAGCTACATATCCGCAGGCTCCTTTCTCCTATCAAAACCGCACCCGCTACGCTGGGCTGCGGTTTTGTTTTAGGACGGGGGAAACGAAAATCAAGCCGCCCCTTCACGCGATGGAGGGGCGGCTTATCAAATACAGGAAGGAGCTTTACCTATGAGCGCAGAGGAAAAGAAGCTGGACATGGAGGGCGTGGCCCAGGACGCGGCGGAGGCCGAGCGGGTGGCGGAGGAAGCCAAGCAGGAGCAGGAAACCGGGAGCTATACCCACACGTTCAAGAATCCGTTCCCGTGGAAGGGCAAGACCTATGAGACGCTGACGTTCGACTGGACCGCGCTGAACGGCGGGGACCACCTGGAAATCGAAAGCGAAATCGTGATGAAGGGCCGCACGCTGGTATCTCCGGCGTTTACCGGGGACTTCCTGGCGGGTATGGCAGCGCGGGCCTGCACCGAGCGGGACGAGAAGGGCAAGCGGGTCATTGACGGGTGGGCAATCAAGGAAATGCCCCTGACCGATTTTCAGGCCATTACGAGGAAAGCGCGGGGTTTTTTGCTGCGTGCGGAGTAAAAGTCGAAGGGCTTTGGCTCCGAAAGCAATGTATCCTTCTGGCGCGGCATAACGGCGGTTCGCCGCTGGATTGGTTGGGCGTCCCTCTTTGGCAGTATGGCGGCTGGATTCAGGCCACCAATGAATTGAACGAGAAGAAAAAGCCGAAAGCACCCGAAAAAATTCCCGCCAGCCTGACGGGAAATAAGGCGAAGGAGCTTTTCGGCCTGCCGGGGAATGGATGATAGGGAGGCGACGAAGTGGCGCAAAAGCAGTATTCCTTTGACTTTATTCTGAACGCTGTACTGAACGGCGGATTTTCCGGCACGTTCACAAAGGCACAGCAGGAGTTTATACGGCTGGGCACGGAAATCAAAAACCTCCAGGCCATTCAGCGGGACGTGAAAGCCTATGAGAAACAGGCGGCGGCGGTACAGAATACGTCGCAAAAGCTGGAAAACCTGAAACGGCAGTATGAGCTTGTCAACAAGCAAATCGGGGAAACCACCGGCTCCACAACCGCACTGGAGCGGGAAAAACTCAAACTGGAACAGCGCATTACGAACACCGAGGCGGCGCTTGAAAAGCAGCGGCAAAAGCTGGGGGAGACGAAGGACCGGCTGGACGCGGCGGGGGTAAGCACAACCGACCTTGCAAACAAGGACGCAGAGCTGACGGCCAAAATCCAGGAGCTGACCGAGGAACAGAAGAGAGCCGCAGAGGGAGCGGGAGAGTTCGGGAACGCTGGCGTACAGGCCATAGAGGCCGTAGGCGGTGCCATTGCAGCCGCCGGTATCACCGAGGCCATGAAGTCAATTGCGGACGCCTACATGGAGTGCGTGGAAGTGGCCGGAAACTTTGGACAGGCAATGTCCGCTGTGGAGGCAATCGCCAACTCCAACACATCGGAAATGGCGGCGCTGACGGCGGAGGCAAAGGAGCTGGGAGCAACAACCAAGTTTACCGCGCAGCAGAGCGCCAACGCTATGGAGTATATGGCGATGGCAGGCTGGGACGCACGGGAAATGCTGAACGGCATGGACGGCGTTATCAACCTGGCGGCAGCAGCCGGGGAGGACCTGGCGCAAGTATCCGATATTGTAACGGACAACCTGTCCGCCTTTGGGCTGAAAGCGTCGGATACCGCGCACTTTGCGGACGTGCTGGCGGCGGCAGCGGCCAACTCCAACACCAATATCTCCATCATGGGCGAGACGTTCAAAAGCTCTTCCTCCGTGGCAGGCGCGCTGGGATACAGCGTAGAGGACGTGGCCGTGATGGTGGGCCTGATGGCGAACAACGCCGTGAAGGGGTCCCGCGCCGGGACGGCCCTGCGCAATATCTTCAACGGCCTGCTGGGCGGCGTGACGCTGACGGCGGAAGCGTTCGGGGAGCTGGATTACTCCGCCGTCAACTCCGACGGGTCCATGAAGGGCCTGATGGAGACGGTGAAGGACCTGCGGGGCTATTTCGATGAAATGACCGAGGCCGAGCGGGTCAACAACGCTATGGCTATCGCGGGTATGCGGGGATATAACGGACTGCTGGCTATCCTGAACGCCACGGACGAGGACTTCCAAAGCCTGTACGCCTCTATCAACGACTGTTCCGGCGCGGCGGAGCGGATGGCAAAGGTGAAGCTGGACAATCTCAACGGCGACATCACGCTTGCAAACTCCGCTATGGAGGCGCTGCAATCCACCATCGGAGAGCAATTCAACCCGGAACTGCGGGAGCTGACGCAGTTAAAGACGGAGCTGCTGAACGGGCTGAATGATTTTATCATTGAAAACCCGGCGCTGGCAAAAGGCGTCATGGCTGGCGCGGCGGCGTTCGGCGTCATGGGGACCGCTATTATTGGCGTGAACGCGGCTATCAAGGTATTCAAGGCCCTGGAATTGGCGACGCTGTTTACCGGCCCGGCGGGGGTCCTGCTGGGCGTCGCCGCCGGAATCGCAGGTGTAACGGCGGCGGTGGTAGGCTTTGTGGAAGCCACGCGGGACGGCGGACCTGCCGTGCGGGAGCTGACAGAGGCAGCGCGGGAACTGAATGAAGCCATAGAGGAAGCGGGGGTAACCTGTGAGGATACAACCGCCTCCACCCTGGCGGCGGCGGATGTGGCAAACAGCTATATCGACAAGCTGGAAGCTATGGGCGACATGGCGAACGCATCCGACAAAGAGCAGAAGCAGTATCAAAATACGCTGGCGCTTCTGCTACAGGTCATGCCGGAGCTGTCCGACTGCATCAGCACCACAACGGACGAGTACGGACGAGCGACCTACACACTGGAAACCACCACCGAGGCGCTGCGCGCCAACACCGAGGAATGGAAGCGGAACGCCAAGGCGCAGGCTTATCAGGAGTATCTTAATACCCTGATGGAGCAGTACAACGGCGTCATGCTGGAGGCGGCAGAAAATGAAATCGGGCTGACCCAGGCGCGGTATGAGCTGGAAGCCGCCAGCCAGAAGTACAACGCTGCCATTGAGCGTATGAACGAGCTGTGGGCCGAGGCCAGCGAAGAGGCAGACCGGCAGTATCGGGAATATGGGGTGCTGGGAGACGCGACGGGGTATCTCTCCCAGGAATACTACGACCTGCAAAATTCGCTGTCTGACCTAAGCAACGAGGTTTGGGAAGCACAGTCAAGCGTGGAAGCCCACGAAAAGGCCATTGCGAAGGACGCAGAGGCCGTCGCCGCCGCAGAAGCGGAAATGAACGCGGCGGAGCAGGCGGTGAATGAACTGACCGAAGCAATGGGCGACTATTCGGACGGGCAGGCAAATACGGCGGCGCAGGAATCGGCAGTCCGGGAAGCGCTGGACGGAACAATGGCATCTGTGCAGGCGTTGACAGAGGCATACGCAGACGCTTACGACGAAGCCCTGGAGAGCTTTTCCGGGCAGTTTGGATTGTTCGACGAGGCAAAAGCGGACGCCGAGGCCACCGTTGCGGCGGCGCAAGAAGCGCTGAACACACAGCTTTCTTTCTGGCAGGGGTACGCCGCCAATATCGCAGCCCTGAAAGAAATATCCGCCGAGGACCTGGGGGTAACGCAGGAGAACTACAACGCACTGATGGAGTATGTCAGGAGCGGGACACCGGAGGCGGCGGGCCTTGCCGCCGATATGGTCAAGGCCGTAAACGATGGAAACACCCAGGCGCTCACCGACCTGGCGGACACGCTGGGGGAAATCAGCGCAAGCCAGGAGGAAGCCGCCGGGGATGTGGCGGAATGGACGACCGGCCTCAACGAGCAGATGGACCAGCTTATCCGGGATATGAAAGAGGAAATCGGGAAGCTGGATATGTCGGAGGAAGCAAAAGAGAGCGGGCGGGCCACGGTGCAAGCCTACATCGACCAGGCGGAAGGTATGCTTCCACAGGTACGAAGCGCCTATGCGAATGTTGCGCGGGCCGCTTCTCTTGCGCTGGGACCAGCGAAATACGCCGACAGCGCGTGGTATGCGAACGGTGGACGGGGCTATGCCAGCGGAACGGCAAACGCCGTGCCGGGCTGGTCCTGGGTAGGCGAAGAGGGGCCGGAGCTGATGCGGATGCACGGCGGGGAGCAGATTCTTCCCAGCAGCGTTTCCCGCGAGGTTGCGGAGGACTACAACGCATACACGCGGTATACCGCCGCCCAGGGCGTACAGTCCGCAAGACCGCCCCTGGAGGTCACAGGGACGAGCGGGGCGGCGGCGGGCAGGCCGAAGATAGACCTGCACCTCCACATCGAAGCTGGGGCGTCGCCGGAGACGGTGAACGCCTGGCAGGATTACGTCAGCCGGGGCGAGCTGAAAAGCGCCGTCCTGGAGGTCATGGAGGACGCCGACGCGGACATGAGAAGGAGGGCCATGGTGTGAGCGGTTCCTACACAACGGTCCAGGGCGACACCTGGGACATGATTGCGTACCGGAAGCTGGGAAGCACAGACTACACGGACCAGCTTGTGAGCGCAAACCTGGAACACGTCGGGAAGCTCCTGTTCCCGGCGGGGGTCACGCTGCGCCTGCCGGAAATCGAGGAAAAGCCCAACGCAAACCTCCCGCCGTGGAAACGATAGCGGGGTGACGGTATGGCGGATAAGGTGCTGGCCCGGCGGACATCGGTTGATGTTACGTTCGACGGGACAGATATTACAAAGGACATCAAGCCGTATCTCCAGAGCATCACCTACACGGACGACACGGACGACCTGGCCGACGACTTGAAAATCGAAGTACAGGACCGGGATAAGGTGTGGCTGCAAAAGTGGATGACAGATGCGGTGGAAGCCGCCGCCGGGGGCAAGCTGTCTATCGGTGCGGTTATCAAGCCGGAACACTGGAAGAAGGACGGGAAGCTGAAAACGGGGGCGTTTGAGCTGGACAGCGTGGACGCCTCCGGCCCACCGGCAAAGGTGACAATCAGCGCCTCCAGCCTTGCGTTTTCCTCTGACCTGCGCCAGACCAAGAAATCCAAGGCGTGGAAA